GCTCTCTTATCGTTGGGGCTAAAGCTGCCCTGTGTTTTTGAGGTAATCGAAGAAGGCCGCGCCCTGGACATCTCTGTTCTTGGCGGTTCTGGCCGTCTCGATTGCGGCTTGTGCGCTTCTCGCTCGGATCTGGTCGGACCCTTGTGCAACGCCGGGCTTGGCCACTCTCGGTAGTCCCTTGGCGGCGCGGACGTTTTCCATCTTCTTGCGCATGAGGCCGTCGTACTTGTCGGCTTTCGCCTTCAGGTCTGCGACTTTCTTCATGGCGATGATGTCGGCCGCGCGTGCTTGCGCGATCAGCTCTGGCGGATACCCCAATTCCCTGGCGACCGCCGAAAGCTCTTGCTGGAGCTTCGGGCCCATCGTGGGATCGGCATATTCCGGAAATTGCTCGACGATGATGCGGTGCTCTTCGGCCATCTGGGCCTGTTCGAGCTGCTGCTGGCGTGCCTGCGCCTGCTGGGCGTATTCATGGGATCGCTGCTGCAACTGGCGCTGCTGGGCAACGGCTTCCTCATATGCCGCCTGCTGGGCGTAGAACGCTACCGGGTCATGCTGCAACAGCACCGGATTGGGGCGCTGGGGCTGCAAGTTCTCGGCTAGCTGCTGGAAATGCTGCGAATATGCCTGCTCGATCTGCGCCAGCTCGTTTGTGGCTTGCTGGAGCGCTTCCTGCTTGGCCCTCGCGGCTTCCTGGGACTTGGACTGGACGAAGCGTTCCCGCTCGCCTTCACGCTTTGCGACATACTCCTGCACGTCGCGCGGCAGTTCGGCGAACTTCTCCTTCGCTTCCGCATCCCACGATACCGGCGCGTCGATGGGAGGAAGATCGTCGGCTTCCTCTTCGATGTCGGTCTCGTCTTCGGCTTCTGCCTCGGGCTGTTCAGCCTCCGGGTCTGCCGGTTCTTCCTCTTCCTGAATGCCGAACTCGTCGGCTGCCATCTGCTCGAAATACTCTTGTGGCGTCTCGGCAGCGGGCGTGTTGGCCTCGCCTCCGACTGCCTCTGCGGGCTGGGTCATCGGTCGTGTCCTTTGGTCAGGCTTCATTGCCGCTCGTGAGCGGATCAGGCGCGTGTTGCGCTGATGGGGTGGCAGGTAGGCCCTGCTCTTATTCTTATCTCGGAACGATATTCAGCAGCCGACGCTGGGGGGCGGTCATCTGCTCGATCTTCTCGGCTCTCAGCTTCGATTGCTTGGCCAGCTCGCCGTCCGTGATCGCTTCGTTCAATCCCGAACGGACTGATGCGAGGATGGTCAGCGCACAGGAAAGCGCGGTCTGCTTGTCGCTTCTCGCCTTGTAGGAATATTCGCTGGTCGAAACCTCGCGGAGACGCTTGAGGTAGGTCTGTTCGATCTCGTCCAATAAAGGCCCGACGAACTCTTCCAGTGCCGCCCTTGCCCGGTGTGCCCTCGCGATGCGCTCGGCTTCGGTCATGCCCATGCTTTCGTTGAACGGTCGATATCGCTGGTCATCTGCCGCGCGCGGATGGCGACCGACTGAAGCTCGCGGGTGAGCCTACCGGGATTGTCCCAGAACTTACGGGCCAGTGCGCGGTAATGCTCGCGAACGTTCTCGGGCTGGTCATCCCATTTGGGTGACTGCGTGCATGGCTCGCACTCGAACCATCGGCGGGCGATCGTCTCGATCATAGCTCCCCCAGCGCTTCGTTGAGAACAGCGCTAAGCTGGTCCTTCGTCACATCCTTGCCCAAGAGCGCGATCAGGTCCGCGAGAACCTTCGCCAGCACTTGCGCGGGTGTCATGCCGGCGTTGATGCTGATGCTCACTTGTTCAAAGCCCCGCCGGGACGCAGCTTCGCGATCTTCGCCTGGTTATCGAGCGTCGCGGAATGTTTCTGCGCCTCCAGCGCCATCTCGTTCCGCTGGAGCCATGCGTCGATGTCCTGCTGCCTTACGGCGAGATCGGTCTCGATCTGCGCCTTGGCCTGGGCAATCTCCGCGTCCGAGGCGTGCTTCTGCGCCATCAGCTGCAGTTTCATCTGCCCCTCCTGCTGCTTGGCCTGCAAGTCCTGCTGCTTCATTTGCAGCTCGGCCTGCACCTGCATCATCTTGGGGTCGGGCTGGGGCTGCTGCGGGTTCTCGTCGGGGTGCGTGTAGAGGTCGTTGGGAGCCAGCCCAGCGTCCTTCGCGGCAGCCGTCAGGTTATTGAACACGTTCTCCCACGTGCAAATCGGAGCGCCGGCCTGCATCAGCATGGTGTGCGTCTGGGCCACCATGTTGCGGTACATCAGCCGCTCGTCCTTGGAACCAGAACCAAGGCCAACGCGGACGTTGACCTCCATGTCCTCCGGCCATTGCTGGGGATTAACCTCGCGATATTCCCCATCGACGCGGATCTGGAAAGGCTCGCCGTAGCGGCGCATCAGCCCGACCTTCTTCATGAACAGCCGCGACACGCCTTCCGCGAAGTTGCGGATGATGTAGCGCTCCATCTGCTGCCCGCGGCTCATGAGCATTGCCTGCCCCTGCGCCGTGTCGTTCAGCGTGTCCTCGTCAACGCCCTTGTTGAGGCGCGTGATTCCGGTCCTCGACTCACGCTGGCGAATCTTGAACTCGATCGCCTGCATCGCCGTGCCGGACACGTCCGCCCGAACCTCGGGAATGGGAGGAGTTGATCCGGTAAAGCGCACGATGCGCCCCGGCCGCACCGTCAGGAGGTCGTCAATCGTATGATCCCCAACCGCGTCCTCGTGAACGAATGTTCCGGGAGCAAGCTGGAGATAGAGCGAATCCAGCATCGACCGTTCGAGCACGGTGTTGACGCGTTGAATGTCCATCGTCTTGTCGGCCAGTGACTGACCGATCAGCCGGCCCTGCATCGGGTACGGGCACCAATATTCGAAGGGCTGGTAATCCGTTTCCTCGATGGCGAGGACCGTGTTTCCTACCCGATGGACGCAAAGCCTTTCGGCCAGTCCATCCCCGTTCAGGTCGTAGAGGACATATTCCTCGTTGAGCCAGACCTTGCGGTTGGCACCCTCGCGGTCGAGGATGCCGTACCAGTTGTTCCTGCCATCGTCCCTCGCATTGCCAAGAGCATTCATGAACGGGCTGTTGCCTTGCGACAGGTCAATGCCCTGAACGTCAAAGCCCATCTCTGTCAGTTCTGAAACGCTCTTCTCGGTGATGTGCGCTAGGTAAACCGCCGAGTCCAAATCCCGCGCGTCGGGGGCGACGCGGAACTCTTCTAAGGGAACGTAATAATCTGGGAAGGTGGCCGCCATCTCCTCAAGGGTGACGGCGTGAATGAGGGGCGAGCCGTCCTCGTGGAACTCGCCGGTCTCCTGCGCCTCGATCGCATTGTCGGGCATGAACGCCGGGTGATAGATCGCCTCGACCCGCCTGCGCTTGCGCTCAACGCAGGTCTTGACGATGCCGATCTTTTCGAGAAGCCCGCCCTTGCCCCAGTCGTGCAGCAGCCGGTATCCGCTCTTCTTGCGGAACAGGTAGTGCATCGCCTCGGTGGCGTCGTCGCAGGCGTCCTCGTCGTCCTCGCTCGGCGGCTCGAACTCGACCACCCGCCCCGAAGCCACGAACGGCTCCAGCATCGAGGTGAGCATGTAGTCCGCGGTCTCGGCGACATCGCGGGCAACGACCTGTGAGCGCCCCTCCTCCTCGTCGCCATATTCAGCGCCGTTGTAGGAGTTGATCGCAGCTTCCACCTCTTCCAGCAAAGTCCCGTCGTAGGCGCGGGACTCTTCGGCCTGGAGAAAGGCGAGGAACTGAGGATCGGCTTCGGTCATACGATCCCCTTCGAAGTGTATTTGATGGGCTGCTGCTTCACGCTCTTGGGCGCAACGGCAGCAGTCTCAAACGATTTGTAGCCGTGACTGAACTCGTCGTGGCGGGCGTGGTCTTTCCACGTTGCCAGCTTGTCGTCCCAGTCCTTGCGGTAGTTATCGAGGCATTGGATCAGGCGTTGGCAGCGCTCTTCATCGATCCAGACACTCGGCAACATGGCGCGTGACGCCTCGATCCCCGCGGCCTCGGTGGCAATGCGGGGAACAATGGTGATCGGCGAGATGCCGGCCTCCTGCGCCCATTCCTTCTTGGTCTTCGCTACGGCCCCAAGCGAGCGATGGTCCCCGTCGTGCGGGAAGTAGTGCTTGCCGTAGATGTATTTCTTCTCGTTGAGGACGCGAGCGTAGTGCTCGAAGCCCTCGCCGCTGTTCTCGTAATAATCGATGATCCGCTCTTCGACGCCAAGCTGCTGCTTGAACGTCATCGCCATCGCGTCCCCGACACCCAGATCCCAATAAACATCGACCGGCTTGTTCAGGATCGGAATGCGGCAAATGCGCCCCTGTTCGCGCATCTTGCGCATCTCGGATGCGAAGTATGCTCCCTCGATCGAAGCCTCGAACGCCTCCTCCGGGGTGGAGGGGTATTCGCGCTTCATGTCCGCGCCTTGCTCTTCGGCCTTCTTCACATACCAGGCGCGTTGGCCCTTCGTGAGCTCAATCCCCAGCGCTTCGAGCTTGGCGAAATACTCTTGCATCTGGGTGGTTTCGACCACTTCGGCTTCGAGCGTGTATTCCGGCGAGGTGTGCCACGGAGCGAAATGGAACTTGAAGTCCATCTCCGTCAGCTCGTCGCCCTTGGCCTGCTTGTCCTGCGCGGCCTTGGTCATTTCGTAGAAGTGGCCAGAATGTCCCTCGGCCGTGGATTCCACCACGATCCGCTGCCCAATCGCCACGGTATTGAACGCGCCCGACTTCACTTCCCGCGCCTTGTCCGGGAACTTGGCGCAGAGCTTGCCGTACTCCGATACATGCAACCGCTGGATCGTGCCCGAACGCAGCGACGTCCCGACCCTGATTGACGAGTCGTTGCTGAACTTCAGGCTGCGCACCGTGTCATTGGTAGCGCTCACGCACTCCCTAAACTCCGGCGGGAGCTTGTCGTAAGCGAACTTGATCTTGTCGGCGAAGAATGCCTCGGCGTCCTGGAGATTGTGGGCAATGACGCCGGCTGACGTATTCGGGATGAATAGACAATCGTCCAGCATCTCAAGCTGGATGACCGTCGTGAAACCCTTCTGCCGCGCCTTGAGGACAATATCGAGGCCGTGGCGCTCGGTGATGAAGCGCTCTTGGTCCGCGTTCATGCGGAACCGCACTTCCTTACCGCGCTTGTCCTTGATCTTGTAGAAGCCCCCTCTGAGCCTCGCTAGTTTATTGGGCCAGCGCTTGGCCGCGAGTTCTATGAAAGACCCAGCCACGCCTTGGCCTCATCGGACAGGTCGTGGGTATGTTCGAGCTTCTGCGCCTTGTTATCCGAGAATGCGTTGGAGAGCTTGCCCAGATACCAGCGGTCGGCATCGAACGCCAAGCGGCCTTTCGCTGCATCGTCGGCCGTCTGCGCCCTGATCCTGGCCTGCTCGGCAAGGTAGTGAAATCCGTCCTCGCGCGCACGCGTAACCGCCGCGTCGAAATCCTCATCATCAGCCTGCCATCTCTGGACAGTCGAGCGATTGGGCATACCCTCGTCTCTACAGATCGAGAGGAGGCTTCTTCCCTTCTCCAGCTCTTCCAGGATGGTTTGCCGAACGTCGGTCATTGTGTGCCTCTCGTTTCAGCTCCCGTGATGGGTGGGCTGTCTTGGGCTTAGTATTCGTCTCCGCACACGTTCACGTCGTAAGCACGGAACTTTGCGGCCTCTAAGATTCCCATGAGCTCGTAGCCGTTGGCGTTATCGCCCCACAGGCTGAGCGCTATTCCCTCGCTGGT